TATAGTTTTTTATAACTTTTATAATTATTCTATTTTTTTTTAGAATATTATTTTTTATTTCGATAGCCTGAATCTAAATTCATTTTTATTAATTAAAGGACATTTTATTTATTTTAATCCAATCTCTCCAACTCTAAAATAATTTTATAAAAAATATAGAATTATTATTTTATTTACAAATTACTTCTTCATCATTATTGCTGTCATTAATAAGTCATATTGCATTGTTGCTTGTTTTTTTTCTGCATCTGACATAGTGCCTGTAATCATTGTTTTTACTTTTTGTAATTTAGCTCCTAATATATGTTTAGGACTCTTCATAAATCCATCTATTCTTTCCTTATGTTCATTATAAAATATCATTTCTTTAGATAACTTTTTTGGTTTTGGTTGTTTTTTTTCTTTTATTGGTTTATATGTCAACATTAACATTTTAGGAGGTTCTATTTTTTTATTTATTGTTTTTTCTGCTACTTTTGGACTTTCGCCTTTTGTTGGAGCAGGGACAAATGGTTTAGGTTTAGAAGATTCTTTTTTTGGTTCTGATTTACCACCTTTTAATAACGATTCTAATCCTGACTTATTTAACCCAGTAATACCCTTTATACCTTTGGCTTTTAACTCCATCTTTAATTCGCAAATGGACGGCATTATAAGTTATATATATATAAAATATTATTTTCATATATATAAAAATGGGTCGCAAAACAAAAGACGGAATGATTCCATACGAAGAAATAGATCAGAAAGCATATCATAAAGAATATTACAAGAAAAATAGAGATTTAATTAAATTGAAAAGACTACAAGCAAAAGAGATTATTATTACCGAAGACGTAAAAGCGTGGAAAATAAGTATGTTAAATAATCCATGGGCATTGTATCCATTTTACGACCCTAATAGCACAAAACGCTACGGAGAAGAACCCGATACATCTATTCCAGACACATCAAATGTTGGTAGTCCGTCTTCTTCCCCAACTTGAATTAACTCTAAAGCAGAATTATAACCCTGCACTATTTCCATAGCATTTTGAATTTCTGCTAAAAATATTAATGCTTCTAATTCTACTCTTTTAATACGAGATTTATGTTGGGCATGGTAGTATTTAGCAATACTTTTTAAATCACCCAAATTCAAATATCCATAATCACGCATTTATATTAAATAAATATTATAATTTTTCAATTCCTACATATTGGGCACCGATTAATTCTATGCATACAGAATGAATGACTATGGTGACCGCACGAAAGCAAACAAAAGCAATGTTTACATGTTATTGTATCTAAACATACAGGGCATTCTAATTCAGTTTTATTTTTTAAATGTTGTTCAAATACAAAATCTCTTAAGTAGGGTTTACATATAACATTTTGTTGGTCTGTGAGTTTAGGCGGCATATTTATTTTATAACAATATTATAAATGAATAAATACATTAATGGTAAAATTTATGCTTTAATAAGTGAAAGTGCACAAGTAGTTTATTATGGTTCTACTATTCAAAGATTAAGTCAACGCAGGGGTGAGCATTCACGTGACTACAGAAATCATCTTTTTAATGATGGTTATAAATGCTCATCCTTTGATGTATTACAACATCAAGATGCTAAAATAATATTAATTGAAGAGTTTCCATGTAAATCTAGATTAGAACTTGAAACAAGAGAAGGTTTTTATCAAAAGAATAATCCTTGCACAAATATCTATATTGCTGGAAGAAATACTAAAGAATATAGAAAAACGGATGAATATCGCCAACAACGAAGATTATATATGAGAGATTATAGAAATAAAAATTAAATATATTAAATAATAAAATAAACTTAAATATAATATTATATTATATTATAAAATGACAGAACTTGATAAGTTCCGTAAAACATTTGCCAATAAAAGTAAGATTACAAATAATGTATATAATTCTAATTATAAAAAATTACGAGAGATGCTTGATGATGTTGATATTGCTTCTGTGTCTCAAAAAAAGATTATAGAAATAGTAGAAACCCTTGATAATCGCAATTCACAACAATCAGTTTTAAATATTGCCTATTTAATTAGAAAAGATGAAGGATTAGCAATTAATGAACTTGAAACATTTAGGAAGAAAAATCAAACTTTGTTAAAAAATAAAATATATGAAACAAATAGTGTCCTTGTTGATAAGTTGCCTTCTTATGAAACTTTGGTTGCTTTTGTTGATGGTTTACTAAAAGATGAGAAATATACTCAATATGTAATTAATTATTTATTACTTTATTATCAAGTAAGAAATGCTGATTTAAATTTTGATTTTGTGTTAGTTAAAAAAGATACAAAAGATAAAACAAAAAATTATTTATGGTATAGTTCGGTTTCTAAAACAGTGCATTATATTAGGAATGTTTATAAAACTGCTAAAATTGTTAAACCTGATGGAAGCATTACTGGATATGGACAAAAAGTTATTAAAATTAAAGACCCTGTGTTTATTAAAGTAATGAAAATATTAGTTAATTATCAAAAGAAGGAAAATAAACCTGTAGTGTTTATTCCTAATATTGATACTGCGCAATATCATATTAAAAAAATGACTTTTAATAATTTAGGAGAAACGATGTATTTTAAGGTGGTAGTTAATCACTTTAGAACTGATCCTAATATGTTAAAGCAAATTAGCGATAATAGAGGAACTGATATTAAAACTATATTAGAATCGTATGATATTAAAAGTCAACCAATAAATAATTAATATTAAATAATAAAAATTAAAATTGAGTTATAACTTAAAGATTTTATTATATACAATATATATAATAAAATGTTAATTTTAGAATACTGCAAAATTAATCAAATTAAATGTCTTCCCATTAAATTAGAAATATTTAATGGTAAGAAAATATTTTTAAATTATACTGTTCACGGCGATGAAAGCAAGTTTAGTGATGGACACTTTAATTTTAATATTGGAAATTTTAAAAATCTAAGTCTAGAAGAATGTTTTGAATTTTGTGAAAAATATAAAAATGAAACTGTTTGGTTTGGTATTGATTGTAGCGAAATACAACAATTAGATATAGATGATACAACAGGTAAATATTGGGATAGTATGTTATGTAAAAAGTTTGGTAATTTACCTTATTTCTTATCAGCAACAAAAAAGATGCCACATTATTTTATTAAAACAGAATGGACAAATGGTAAACAAAATAATAATGCTATGAAATTTGATGATGGTTCTATTTGTGCTCATGATATATTATATAATAATGCTTGGTCTTATGCAAAAAATGATACAGAAGTAATAAATGCAGATGCTAGTAATATATTTGATGACTGGGATACAGAAAATACAGCAAGTTGCAGTTCTTCTTCTTATGATGAAGAAGAAGAGTTAAGTGAACCACTTAAGAATATTAATTGCTCTTCTATTAATGAACAAATTGTTAATTTAATTGAATTAAAATATCTTGATGAATATTCCAGTTGGACTAAAATTATGTGGGCAATGCGTAATGAAGACTATAGTGAAGAGTTTGCTATGGAAATTAGTAAAAAATCTAAGAAATTTGATATAAAAATATTTATGAAAGTATGGTATGCTAGTTATGATGGTAATAAGTTAGTAAAACAAGGAACATTAAATTATTATGCAAAATTAAGCAATCCAAAAGAATATGAATTAATATATATTAATAAACATCTTGCTAATTTAAGTGTTTTTGATGAAGGTTTATTAAAAGACTATTTTATAAGTATTAATGCTGATTCAATAGTAGCAGTTAAAAAAAAATCTAATTTGTTTGTTTTTTATAAAAATAATTGGGTTGAAGATGATGGAGGAGTACTTGTCCAAAATATGCTATTTGAAACTATTAAATCTATGTATGTTCAAGTGATAGAAACATTATTTGAACAACTAAAAAATGATCCTAAAAATAAAACATTAAGCGAACAGTTGGCTAGTATGTCTAAATTAAATCATACTTATGGTAATAAAAATAATAAAAATATTTATTCTTTGGTTTTTAATGAGTTGAAGTCCAATGCTTGCGAAGAAGATGTTTTTGATGCTAATCGTTATATTTTTTCTTTTACTAATAAATGTTATAATTTAAAAAAAAATGAATGGTTTGAACCTAGTAAAGATGATTATATTTTAACAACTTGCAATAAAGAATATAAAAAACCAACAGAAGAACAAAAGAATAAAATTAAAGAATTATTTGAAAGCATATTTCCTGATGAAGATGTTAGAAAAGCATATACTAGTATACTACGAAGTGGTTTAACAGGCATAAGACATGAATATTTTATAATTGCTACTGGTGGAGGTAGAAATGGAAAAGGTCTTATTAATGAATTAATGAATTATTTATTGGGTGATTATAGTGGTACTCTTCATTTATCATTATTAACAAAAGAAATTAAATCAGGTGCAAATACAGAGTTAAGAAGTCTTCATAAAAAACGTTTAATTATTGCTAGTGAACCAGAAGAAGGACACGCAGAAAAATTAAGATGTTCTAACATTAAAGCATTAACTGGTAATGAAACACATAAAGCGCGAGGGCTATATGAGAAAGATGATATTACAAAAATTATGGGAACTTTTATAATGGAATGTAATACCAAACCAGAAATAAGTGGTAAAAAAGATACTGCAATTTTAGATCGTATGATTATTATTCCTTTTACTATGACATTTACTGATGATAAAGAATTACTTGAAAGTGAACCTACTAAATATAAATTAAAAAATTCACTTTATAAAGAAGAAAGTTTTAAACAAGAACATTATTGTGCTTTATTTAATTACTTAATTAATGAATATACAAGTAATGATTTATATATACCTCAAACGTGTAAAAAATTAGGTGCTGACTATTTACTTGATAAAGATGAATTTGCTAACTGGTTTCTTGATGTATATAAAGAAGGGCCTGATGATGAATATAGTTTAATTACTATTAAAGACCTACACGCTAAATATATGGAAATGAATAAAATGAATAAAGCAGGTTTGCGTGCTATGACTTGTAAAAAGTTTATTGAAATGATAAAAGACCATATATTATTAAAGAAACATTTTATAGATGCTTTAGGGCGAAGATACAATAAACGTGTTCCTAGGCAATCTATTTGGGGTTATCAACTTATTGGGGATGATGAGGCGGACGAGGAAGAGTAAAATTGTATTGTTATATTTTATATATTCTATATATTGTTCTTTGTTTTTTTATAAAGAAAAATATAAAAAAGTTTATTAATAGTGCAAAACAAAAAAAACAAAAAAACAATTTCTTGCCCCAAAAAATAGAAAGTCCCCCTAAGAAGAATCCTAAAGGATAGTTTCTCAAAACTGGGGCGAAAAATTGTTTTTTTGCTTTTTTGCAAAAATAAAAATAAAATATTATATAAATGAAACTTCTATCAATCAAACCAAGCGACAAAGCAACCAAAAAATATGTAGCAACATTTTGCATGTGTAACGGAGAAACTAAATGCTGCGATACTGATAGGAAGAAGGTGCACTTTGGTTATAAAACAAGCAAAACATTTTTAGATCACGGAGACGAGAAGAAGCGATTAGCGTATGTAGCGAGACATAAAGTTAATGAGAATTTTAATGACCCCTTAACTGCTGGCAGTCTTGCGAGGTGGATTAATTGGAATAAGACGACACTTAGTGCCTCAATTGCGGATTTTAAAAAAAGATTTAATTTATAGAAACTTTCACAAATTTTCACAAAAATTATTTTCTGTACTTAGTATAAATGAGCGACCCCGAACTAAAGAAGGAGAAGAAGGAAAAACGAGTAATGACACCGGAAAAACTAGAGCAATTAGCACGTGCAAGACGTAAAGCATTAGAGATACGCCAAGCAGGAGCGGCACTTAAAGTTGAGCAAAAAGAATTAGCAGAAGCAGCACTAGAAGAGAAACTAGAAAACGAACGCCAAGTGAAAGAAGCAGTTAAAAAATCTTTAAGTGTTGCAAAAAAAGAACCAACCTTCCATCCAACACCACCTAAAGAAATTGAGAATAAAATAATTAAAGCAGAATTAGTTGATAACCCAGTTACTCAAGAATATGTGCCGGAATATAGTCCACGTGTTGATGTGCAACCACCAACTTTATTAAAACACCCTGTTACTATTTATGATGATGATGAGGAAGAACCGGATCCTGAACCAGTACCTATTAAAAAAATAAAAAGCAAAAAACCAATTAAAACAAAAATAGTAATAGAGCAATCTAGCGATGATGAAGACGAGTTCCATCCACACGAGCATGTCATCTTTGTTAAACGAAAAAGCAAAAATGATAGTAAAGCAAAAGTAGTACCAGCATCAACACCAGCACCACCAACATCGCCTGTGCGAGGACAGAGGGAAAATATTGTCCTTCAAAAAGAACAACGCCAATTGCCAACTTTTCCATTAGATAATAATATGAATGATTTTGTTAATGCTGGATTTGCAAATTATAGAAAATATTATTAATATATATAATGCTATCTACTCAAAGTGTTAAAGGTTTACAAATCGTGCCTCCAAAAGAAACAAGCGGAGCTTATGAGACTAGTCCAGATATGCCTAAAATGCATTGTGTAACTGTTATAGTAGGCAAACGAGCAGCAGGCAAATCAGTTGCTGCTATTAATTTAATTGAGAAAATGGGTTATGATTATACTATTGCTGTAAGTCCTACTATGAATTCAAATAAAGAATTAATGAGCAGATTGAATATAGAACACACGTTTGATGACCCCGATGATTTAACTTGTATTGATAAAATAAAGGAAATTGTAAATGAAGAAGCACGAGATTTAGAACGTTATAAATACGAAATGAAAGAATACAATAAATTAATGAGTGATATTAAAAAAGGCAATTCATTAGACGATAATATGCTGTTAAAATTTTTTGATACTAATACTTATGGACTAAATGATTTTATAATACCAAAGCATCGGTGGAATGGAAAGAAACCAAGAATAGCAGTAATTTTTGATGATATGTTGGGAAGTCTCATATATGGTCGTCCTCGTAAAATTAATGCTTTGGCCACATATAGTAGACATTTAGGACAAATGGAAGAAGGAGGAAGTATAGGTGTTAGTTTATTTTTTTTAATTCAAAGCTTTAAATGCCAGGTCGCAGGCCTGACGCGCGTAATTAGAAATCAATGCACTCAATTGATTATGTTTAAATCGAAAGACCTTAAAGAAATAAATGATATTGCTGAAAGTTGTGGAGGAGAGATTAGTAAAGAAACATTTATAAAAGTTTATGACTATGCTATTGAAACAGGAGGTTCACATGCATTCCTCTTCATAGATTTACATAAAAAAGAAAATCATCCATCTCAATTTCGAGTGTGCTTCGATAAATTTATAATTGTAGACGAATTAATTAAAAAAGAAAATTGATTTAAAGATAAAAGTTTATAAAAGTTTATAAAATGCCTAAAAAAGAAATTACTGATTATGTCATATATAAAATTATTTGTAATGATGAAAATATAAAAGATTGCTATGTTGGTTCTACTTCTAATTTTAAAGTTAGAAAATGGGACCATAAAACAATTTGTAATTCTGATACTAATAAAATGAGTAAATATAAAATATATGAAACAATTAGGGAAAAGGGTGGTTGGGATAATTGGTCTATGCTTCCTATTGCTGAATATAAAGAATTAACATTGACACAAGCAAGAATTAAAGAAGAAGAACAAAGAGTATTATTGAATGCATCTATGAATAGTAGGGCGGCATTTAGAACAGAAGAAGAATTAAGACAAATTGAAAACGAACGAAAAAAGATAAATAGACAAAAAGAAGAGGTTAAAATAAAAGAACAAAAATATAATGAATTATATAGAGAATCAAATAAAGATATAATTAATGAACGACAAAAAGAAAGATATAAATTAAATGACGATGAATGGAAACAAAATAGAAATGAAACAGTAAAAAAACGCAGACAATTAAATAAAGAAGTATATAATGCTTATCAACGAGAATATTATAAAAAAAGACAAGAAAAATTAAATAAAAAAGATGAAATAAAATAAAAATATATATATATAAAATGATGCGAAAGGGAATTATGAGTGATAAAATGCAATTAATGAACCACACAGAATTAAGA